ATTCCAGTAGAAGGACACAATACAGGTAGGGAAAAGCATCGTGTAGATACAGGAATACCTGGGATTGCGGTAAGAATGGAGCAAGGAAAGTATGTTATTCCATGGGACAAGACGGCTAAAGAAAATTCAAAACCAGGGATGAGAAAGTTAGTAGATGGTTTGAGTAGATTAGTTTATGGAAAGAATGGAAGACTAGAAGGACATACGCCAGATAGCGTTATGTCGCTTTGGATGTGCGAATTAGCGATACAAGAAATGGAGAAAAGAAGGTTGCATTATGTCCGTTGGGATTTTATGTAATGGCCCTTTTATGATTTTCTTTTATATACAAAACATCACTTAACTCTCTAATATCGTTGTAAATGAGGGTATATTCAACGTCACAGGTAAATATAATCCCGTAAATTTATATGCTCCCTTTATTTGTTGCTTTTCCATATGGCAAGGTTTGAGCTTTATGGAATCCGAAAAGAAACAAAGGTCAAGATGCAAACAGTAGCACGAGATAAGGGAGTATCAGTAGGCCGTTTGGTAGAGTCTATTATGAATAGATATATCGATGAACCACAAATCAAAAAGAGAATATAATGGGAATATTTGACCGATGGAGAAGTAAGCCAGTTAGAAAAGCATCCGCATTAGAGCGCATGGTGGCTGGAGACGCACAATCTTTAGAAAAAGAGGCAAGAACTCCAGTATATTCTGGCGTATCTACAGATAAGGCTTACAGACATTCAATACTTCCAGTTGTAGACCAACATTATTTAGAACAATTAGCTGACAGGTATTCTCATCTCAGAACTGTAATCACTCGAATAGCTTCTCAATCAGTTGCAAAGGGTTGGGAGTACCATGCTATTGGTGAGGGAAACCCTGAGCAGAGAAAGATGGTAGAAGCGTTACTTAGAAATCCAACCAACGGCAGTGCAGATATTAATGGTTCGGAATTTTTTAAAGCAATGATAAGGCAATTAGAAGTGTTTGATGATTGCTGGGTAAGTATCGTATATGACCGTGTCGCAAGCGAGGATGGCTCGGTTAGCGGTAAAGTTGTCAAAGAACTTTGGGTAGAAGATGCAAAACATATGAGATTTAATGTCGACGCATATGGTCGATTTATAGAAGACGAAGAAAAGTTTGACCCAGTAACTAGAGAGTTTATGAGTGGCGATATTAATCCTGCTAACAACGTTAAGTTAGAATCAATGGCTTATTATTATGAAAGTGAGGACGGTAAGATACCGTTTGCACGTGATGAGATTATACATTTTAACAAATACAGTGCGAATGCTCGTTTGTATGGGCAGTCGCCAATCATAGGTCTTTCCAAAAAAATCGAAACAGCATTGGCCATAGAGTCATTTCAAAACAAAATCTATAGACTGGAAAGGCCACCTAAAGGATTCTTAGATGTTCCAGGCCACGATGAGGAATCATTAAACCGATTAGGCGAGTATATTGCAGAGGAAACAAGACGTAATCCGAACTTTGTACCTATTTTAAGTAGCAGAGATGGCGGAAACACGGCGAAATTCGTTCCTGTTATGCCTAATATGGACGAATTAATGATGTTACCTTACATGGACAGGATAAATAATGACATAAACGGTGCGTATGGAGTCATGCCGTTGGTTGTTGGTCAGATGCAGGGAGTAGGTGGATTAAATTCAGAAGGTGAGCAGATTACAATATTTGACAGGACTATCAGGGAAACGCAGCAATGTGTAGAGATGGGTTTCCTAAAACCATTGTTGAAACTTATGGAAGTTGACACATGGAAGATTAGATTTAACGACATTAATGAAAAGGATGAAACGAAATATTTGAATAATATGAACTTAAAGGCTCAGATATTAACCCAAATGCAGAATGTAGGAGTGGAGATGGATTTGGATAGCGACGGTAACTTAGTACTTCCTCAACAGGCAGAGGTGGTGCGTCAGGATTTTCGAAGTCCTTTGCAGGAGTCGCTGGAGGCCGAGGAGCAAAAAGAACCGCAGGCTACATGGAAGCGGCAGCCAATGAGTTACGAAGAGTTATTGCCAGAGAATTTAGAGAGTTAAAACGAGCAAGGTCTGTTAATGACTTACAAGAATCTGTAGAAGATATGTCTATAATGATAGCAACTAGAATGAAGCAAGCGTTAGAAGATGACATAGATGATGCATATCGCCATGGAGTTAGGTCTGCATTTACAGAACCAGGTCTTACAAAAGCAGAACCAACATTTGATGTAGATGATGATGATTTTCTTAGAACTATGAAAGCAGGAGGAATACTTGCAAAGAACTATCAAACATTTGCATCAGAGTTAACTGACGGTTTAAGGGCCGCTATTGTTGCAGGAGTTGCTTCGGGTAGTGGCGTACCAAACATAGTGGATAGCATGCGGCAAATAGCCAATGCGTCGACTTTTAAGCTAGTTAGGATAGCAAGAACTGAAATCAATGCAATTTATAATGAAGGTAGACTAAGAGGTTATGCAAAAGGTGAAGAGTTATCAGGCAGACAATACAAGTACAAATTAATTGTAGGAAAAGATTCAAGGACTTGTGAAGCGCATAATGATTTAGCACGTAGTATTCCATCTAATGGTTTGTATATGAATGATTTAATAGAGTTACAGAAGAAGATAGCAGCAAGATATAATTTAAGATTACTTGGAACATCATTGTTGCATCCGAATCAAAGAACAGTATTAGCGAGGGTAGTATGAGTAGTTGTAAAAAGTGTAGAGCAGGGCCAATGTCTGTACATATTTTGAGTAGTGGATTTTGTCAAAAATGTCAGTCAGAGATAGAATGGAAAAATGGTAATAGAGAAATAGCAAGACAAAAAGCAGTAAAGTCACGTGTTGATTATTATCGTAAAGCAGAAAAGTTTATTGAAAAAAAGTGGAAAAAGAAATACGGTGATGACACGGTAGAGCAAGTATTGGGTCACAGATAATGGCATCAGCAGGTCTTCGAATTAAAATGCGCATAGATGAAGGCGCTAAGAAATTATTTGAAGAGTTAGAAGTTGATATTGAAAAAGCATTAAACATTGCTATGACAGATACAGCAGATAAGATGGCTAATGATGCTAATGAAAACTTAGCAGAAAGCATTGGAGTAAACTCTACTTTGTTTGGTAGTGTATTAGTAAGAGACAAACCAATGCGAAAAGAAATCTATACTAATGTAGACTATGCAGGTTATGTAGAATTTGGAACTGGTCCAGCAAAAAGAAATAAGAAAGGACAGAAAACAGGTGCAAAGAAATATTGGCCTCCAGCATTAGCCGATAAATACGCAAGCAAGCATTCAAAAAATGCAGGCAATATGGAACAATGGAGAAAAAAAAAAGGTAAGAAATTTAAAACACATGAAGATTTACGTTTTGCAATATACAAAAAGGGGACTCAGCCACAACGATTCATGGCTAAGTCGTTACAAAAGAACAGAGTTACTTTTGCCCGAAAGATAGGCGAGGAATTATCTCGCCAATCTAACGGTAAGATAGTCAAGCGTTAGCAGTTTAAAGCACCATCAGGTACTGCCAGACCTATTTACTTGCTTACAGCTTGCCGAGAAGCTGTTTCTCATAGCAATCATTACACACTTGGTCTGTGCAGTGATTTGACATAATGTCGTCAATGTCACATTTGACTCGACGACTTATTCTGCCGAGAGAAAGAACTCCTGCACCAATGTCGTATTTAGTCCAATGCTGTTTGCAAAAGATACACAACTCTAGTGGCACATTCCATTCACTTAGTTCAGCGGTTATTTTCTCACCTCCTTTGTTTTGTTACGGCTTATTTTTTCTACTTGAAATAGGTCTTGCATCTTTGCTCTTTTCATCCAGCTAATCTTTGTAATAGGACATCCTTTTTCTGGTGTAGATGTGTCCCATACTTTGTTACCTTTGACTACCATGTAATGATTGCCTGCAACAACTAGGTACCATGTCTTGCCTCGCTTACCATGAGTTGCTCTAGTCCATTGTCTAAAGGTTTGATTAGCTCCATGATTATCTGAACGAAACATTTTGTATCCATATCGTTTCAATGCTTGACGCATTTGACCATTAGTCATTCCTTTGATTTGTGTTTCTTCCTTTGCAGGAATAAACTTCTTTCTTTCACCAGTCCACCAATCTAGTTGCCATCGACCTCTGTACTTTACATTCTTGTTTACGTCTTTTAGTAAGTCCTTTTCTACAATGTCGTATCGCTTACCAGTAAGAACGGTTAATGATACTGGTCCACAATATGAGTTGCCAGTCGCACGCTTACTAATCTGTCCTTTCTTATTGCGAATCACTTTAACCACTTCTCCGCTGAGACTAACTTCTTTTTACCAACAAGCACTTGATAGATAGTATCAGTCCTGCGACATGGGCCAGTCCAACGAGTTTGTTGAACCATAAATCCATTCTTTTCAACCATCTTACCAGTGTATTCTCTGGTTGCTATTCGTGCATACCTTAATTGACCCTTTTTTGGGCCTCGTGTATACATTACTACTGACTTGACTTTTCCAAATTGCCAAGCGTATTTAGGCTTGCGATAGTAGACCAATCGGCCTACTAGTTCTGTGTGTGTATGACTCTTTGTCATATATACCTAAAGGCAGGTGCATATAAACCTTTACGGTCTAAAATATACGGAGTTTTGATTTCCTTTATATATGACTGCCTGTAATTTGGGCCGTGGCAGACGAAAGTAACACTGGTTGGAAAGTCTACCGACCAGAGTGGTATAATGACAGAGTAATGGAGACTTATATTTCCGCTCCAGTCGTCGACAAACAGAATGATATGATACCTACTGAGACTATCAAAGAGGCCATGGATTTTTACATGCGTTACGGCGTATATTCATATCGTCACGAAGAAATGCCGATTGGTTTGCCATTAGCTTACAAAATTAAAGACGGCAAGGTTAAGATTAGAGTAGGAATCCATAATAAAATTAAAATGCACGACAAAGTGTGGAAAGAGATAGGGGATTACGGACCGTCGGGTGCAAGTAGTATTCGAGGCGAAGCCACAGACCAAGAGAAAGTATGTTTATCAGAAGACGACTGCCACAATCGTATTAACGAACTTTCTCTTTGGAGCATATCTTGGGTTGGTGATAATCCTGCCAACCCTGAAGCAAAAGTTACAGATGTTGCAATGGCTAAATCTAAAAGTGTTCAAGTTACATTAGATGAAGTTGAGTCGATGGTAGAAAAAATCATAGAGCGTAAAAATGGCGAATATTGTTTGTACGCTAAAAAGAACCGAAAGCTCTTAGGTTGCCATGATACCAAGGAAGGAGCTATAAGGCAGGAAAGGGCCATACAAGCAAGAAGATTCGGTAAATCAGACACTCTTGGTGAAATACTTACAAAGATAGAAAAGTATAAAATTCCAAAAGGTGTAAAAAACGAAGCAATTACAGGTAGAGAACTTCGTAAGAAACACGGATACGGTGGAGGTAAAGTTACTAAAGCCATTAACAATCATTTAATTAATAAAGAATATGTGACTTACAAAATGGCAATGGCAATTCACAAGTATTATAGAAGACATGAGAAAGTAGACCCACAGGGTAAGAACTTTAATAATAAGAAAAGACCTAGTAAAGGTTTGATAATGTGGAAGATGATGGGTGGCGATGCAGGCCACAGTTGGAGTAAAGGATTACAAGATAAAGTTAAACAAGAAAATCCATGTGAAGCTGGTTATGAAATGATAGGAACTAAATTTATGGGCGGTAGAAAAGTTCCTAACTGTGTCCCTATAGAAAAAGCAGAATATCAAGGCCGTAAAGTAGAATTGAATAAACCACGTAGATTATCGGGAGACAAAAAAAAATTTGGAGTTTACGTTAAAAACGATAAAGGTAATGTAGTTCAAGTTAAGTTTGGCGACCCTAACATGGACATAAAGCGTGATGACCCAGATAAACGCAGACAGTTTAGAGCAAGACACAACTGTGACAATCCTGGCCCTAAACATAAAGCAAGATACTGGTCTTGTAAAATGTGGAGTTCTAAGAATGTATCAGACATAACTAAAGCAGAATGTCCTTGTACAATAAAGACAGAACGCTTACAAAAGTCAAATAATTACTTAGATGACATAATGCGTATGATTAAGTTTGGAACATTTATTCAAAAAAAACCTGAAGATGATAAAGATAAACCAGAAGAAGGCAGAGGCAGTAGACCATCAGGCACTTGGATGTCAAATTGTAAAATAAATGCACGTAAAATATCAAATGATTATACTGAGTTTACAGGAGACCGTCGTAGAATTAGAGACCATGCAGCTTGGTGTGCCGAGTTATGGCACAATCCAGGAAAGTATAGTCAATCTTACAATAAACCAGATGGGACTAAGGGAAGAACTGATGGTTACAAATTACGACGTAAAATAGGGCTGTCTAATTTTAAACTAGATAATCCAAAACCTTCTGAATAATATACGGAGTCCCAATTTTCTTTATATACTAAGTTCTATAACTGGATTTTCATATGAGCGAATGTACTTGCGGAACTTCACACGAAGCCCCTACCGAGGAAATCGTAGAGGCCGAAAAAAGTGAAGCTCTTGATGAACCAGTCGAAGAAACCAGTCTTGACAAGCATGAAGAATTGTATAAAGACATGGAGCAAACCTTAGCTAAACTCAAAGAAGTCATGGCATATCTAGAAGAGATGGCAGGCGAAGAGAAAGCAGAAGAGGAAGAAGAGGAAGAAGAACCTGAAGAAGAAGCTGAAGAAGAAGAAAAAGCTGAAGAAGAAATGGAAGAGGAAGAAGAAGAGGATGAAGAAAAATCTGTTGCAGAAAAAGCAGATGACCTTCACAAATCAATTACAACATTAAAGAAATATGGAATAAACATATACTCTGGTAAAAAGGCAACGCCTGCACCAGCAAAAACTGACAGTCCTAAAGTAGAAACAATAGATTATAACAATGTACAAAAATCATTTGAAGAACTTGAAGCACTTTATGACGGAGGAATGTAAACATGGGAATGACAATGGAAGAATATGTAAACGCATACTACGGCGGCGAACTCGGTATCTCTAAAAGATATGGAATAAGTAAGGCCGATGACTTGATTCATACAGGCGACCCAGCAGCAGCGTTCAATACAACGTATGGTGCTAAAGTCTATAATCAATTAAACACTAAATCAGAAGTATTCAAGCTCTTGAAGAAAGAGCCATGGACACAATCTGGATGGAGAGTATTAACTGGTCGTCACGACACCACTGCTGGAGTTGCAGAAACTAACTCAGAAGCAGGTGGAGCATTACCAGATACAGCACAACCAGATATTTTACAAGTAAATGCTACACTAAAACAAGTAGTAAGCACTTGGGAAATCTCAACTAAAGCAGCAATGCTATCTGAAGCAGATGACGGTCTAGGAAACTTGGCTGCATTTATGAGAAAAGAAAACTCAGAAGCACACATGTATGCTATTGATGATATGTTACTAGCAACTGTTGACACTCCAGCATCTAATAACTTTGAATCTTTAGACAGACTTGGAACTGACGCAGCAGCAAGACCTTACATTGCAAACGCAGCAACCGACTTAGATATGTATGACATTACAAGAGACGGAACTACTGCAAACGCATGGGCAGAAGGTAACTGTGTTCTAGGAACAGCAGGAAGTGCAGGTCACGATGCTTTGGCATTAGCAGACTTGGATGCCCTAATTCAAGAAGCATTAGAAAACGGCGTTAACTATGCTAATTTAATTTTGTTAACTGGATATGATACTTATCACAATCTAAAACAATTAATGTCTTCTGGAACAGGTAATGCAGCATTTAGATATGACTTAGCGCAAGGCGGTGCAGGCAGCATGAATGGAGTAGCAGGAGAAGGCGGAATTGCTTTCGATTCACGTGTCGGTTCATATGATGGAATACCAATTTTCATTTCACAACACGTAGAAAAAGACACTACATCTAGAGTTCACTTATTAGATATGGAAAACATAGCATTTAGAGTAGCAGCTCCAACAACTTATGTAGACAGCACAAACGTAGCAGTCACACAAAAGATGTCTCACGAGTTTGCTCTAATTACAGCAGGTGAATTAATTTGTTACAAATTTAAAACACAAGGTAGTATCAGAAACTTGAACGGTTAATGTTGGTAGGAGGACTTAAAACATGGTCAAAGTTACTAACATTACAGACAGGCCTCTTAGCAGGAGGCTTGCTTCTGGCGCTATACTCAACTGGTCGCCTGGAGAAACCAAAGATGTCGAAAGCAAAAGACTACTTGAACAGGTATCTAGACAAGAATGCTTTGTTGTTGGCGAAGAAGTCGGCACAAAAGAAGTTGGTGGGGGGCTTAAGACTGGGGTCAGAAAGCCTAAGACTAACAGCAAATCTACTAGAGCCAAACCTAAAAAAGAAGTAAAGTCTAAAGCTAAATCTAAAGCTAAACCTAAGAAAGGACTTAAGTCCAAGAAAGGGAAGGCTGACTAATGGCAGATACAATTACAACAAAAAGAATAAGTAATTCACTAAAGACAATGCTCATCAGTAATGATGCAGTAACTTTAGATGATGCTAATTATCAAGTTTTGGTTGATGCAGTAAATATAGAGTCATACGATAGAGCTTCTATACAGGTATTGTCTAATGATGAGAACGGAGGACTTACCTGTCAAGTATGGGGTTCTTTGTTTGATGGGGCAGAAGCAACACCTGTGACAAACAGTAAATGGGTTCAGATTGGAGATGACATAGTAGTAGCAGCAAGTTCTGGCGCTATGAAAGCAATCTCTATT